TAAAGTCCTACCAGGCGCTAATCAGATTGATTAGCTCCGGGCTTTCCAGGCCCGGTCCTCCAAGAGAACCTTTAAACGGGTTCTCCACCGTCGGGTGGTAGCTCCAATTTGGAGCGACTCCCCACTTTGTCACATAATGGACCTTACCAGGCCTGGTAAGGATTTTCCCATTAGTGATGTGCCCACTGAGGAACGCTAAATAGAGACCTGCAGGGTTAAACCTGCGGGGCTTCATTCGGCGCGGTACATGGATTTTCTCATTCTCTATTCGCATACCAACCTGCCTCGGAACGAATCGCTTATACAATAAGCTACCGTTACGATTAACACGAAGGTTATGCTTATAAAGATAGAGAAGCCTTTCTGGCATCCATATCCCACAATCTTCTGATTCCCAAGGAGGTACCACAATACGTGGAACACTCCGAAGGAGTCTACAAACAGTCTTGGGCAACGGATAACCGTTGTCATGGGACCATTTGTTCAGGAGATTTATCAGTGAGTACAAGTTCTGTGGTTCCCGTAGCGTTTTACAAAAAACACCACGGACATTCCTACCTAAAAAGTAGTCATGGCCACAGGACTCCCTAAAAGACCCTTCAAAGAAGGTCTTGTCGCGGTTAGCTTCAAAACCAGTCAGCTTAAGGAGACGCATAACCTTACCAAACACACGTTTGGAACAGATTATATCATCTCCGAACACTGACCAGTTAGGAAGTTGCTTAGTAAATAGATTCAAAGCGTCGTGTGGAGAATCCACACGCTTCTTTTCGTCTACTTCGTAGGCAGCCGCGACGATGCAGCTAAACAGGGCAGTCTGCAACGGAAACGTGAAACCGTTTCCCATCGTAGAAAGCATGTTTAGCACGACCGGAACGCCATTTATGTCAGAGGAAGGTGATCGGAACATCTCTAACCAGGTGACAAAGTCACTCGGGAAGAGAGAACGAACCATCTTCAATGACATGGAGTCTGACGCAGAAGATAGGTCAATTGTGACATACTCGTCTGTTTCAGAGCCCAGGCGTGCCAGAGATCTATTAATGTCAGGCTGATCATCAAGAGAAATACCGAAGAAAAACTTCAGTCGTTTCTCAATGATTTTGCCCAAACCGAGCTGAAAGAACATATTCAGCACAGGTTCGACACAGATAGACCTCGAAGTCGAGGCATCCTTCGGGACAAAGTATAGACGGTTACCTGCTACTATATTAGACTCTCCCCAAGACCTACGCCGAGTTTCCTCGGCCTCGGTCCATAAGGGATATGTGCTGATATAGTTCGTGTAAACACGACTAAGACCTGTAGAAGTGCACGAAAGCTTAGAGTCAAATAACTTCGTGTAGAAGTCGGTTGACTCAGAGCCAAAGGAAGAACCTGGTCCGCACTTAGCCTCATCCAAAACGGATGAGAAAGAGTGGATCAGGGGTTGTTGGTTTACATAATGTTGGTCGAAACCTTCATCATGTATTCTAACTATCTCCCTATAACCTGTATGAAAGAAGTTATAAAGGTACTTTTTTAAGGTACCAATAAGAACTTCATCCAATAGGTCCGTGCATTCCAACTGCCAAGTTCCGCACCGTTCATTAACGGATAGGAACTTATCCAAAGCGACTTTATCACATAAAGCAGAATCCGCATCATCGCTGAATTTCTTCAGAAATGACTTGGCTAATGCTTTACGTGCCGCAGTGGACGACGTATCCCATGGGTAGATCGTTAGATCGGAACCATGTGATAAGTCGAGGTCTTGGAGCAAGTCCAAGTAAAGAGCATGAGAGCTTATAGGTCTCATCTTGCCTCCTCGGTGGCCTGTTTGTGAGTTACCTCACGGTAATTCAACACTCTCTAGACCGAACGGTCTGTCCCTTTTCGAACTATCCGCGATATCAAAGTAGGAAAAGCCTTAATAGCTTGACCTATTAATGATATAACGAACAGGATGAATTGGGCCCATTTGGACAAGCGGGTGATTTCAGTCGGGCTCATTTAGAGCACTCCTGAGACCACCGTATCGCCCTGGCCTGCGGACTGCTGTGAAAGCGATCCGAAGTGCATGGAGAGTGCGGCACGAACGTTTGGAGCGTCGGCAGTATCAGAACCAGCTGGAACCTCAATCGTTGTGGTTACAAGCATGGTCTGGTACGGCTGACCCGCCAGAGGTAGGACACCCTTTCGGGTAACTACCTTATAGACGTTACGGCCAACGCTGCCAATGATACCAGTCACGGGATTCGGGGTACCAAGGATTTTAAACACCTTGGGCCTGAAGAACGTGATGGTAAAAGGAGCAGCGACTGACGAGACAACAACGCCAGTCTGCGTACCGCCCAAAGCGGATACCGCATACTGACGTCCATTGACGTCAGGAGCCACGTCACTTACATGAGTGTAAGTGGGAGACGTTAGGCCCGTTTGGGCCAGCCCCGTAACTGGGGAAGTAAGAGCAATTGTCATTTGTACCTCTAATGAGGGGTCATGAGAATAACTGTCGTCGGGTCCTATTCCGTGCAAACAACAAAGCGGACATGTTTATCCACTTTGAATTGAAACCGGGTATCTCTAGTTGCAAACTAGGGAGAGCCGGAATTATGTTTGAACGTACTATGGACCGTTTGACAGACCTGTAGAAGCTCACATTCGCTTCCCGCGAGATCCATTTAACGAAGCCTGCCACCACTGACGGCGTGTAGGTCGAAGAGATCCAAGGCATTTCGCTCCAAGAGCGAATAGCAAGGAGTCTAATCGACCGGCCCGCCCACGCGATGTCCGACTTCCTAAGGGACCACGCGTCGAGTATGTCTCCAATGTTGGAGAAATAATCGACTAGGAAGGAGTATGGAATGAGTTCCCAAGCAGTAGGTATGATCTCTCTAAAGTTTGCACCAAAGAGAGTCATATCAGCCTGAATGGGGTTCTCACACACACTCCGCACCTGGCCATAATATCTCACACTAGCTGATCTATGATCAACAACGCGTGAGTGGATGCGTAAGAATGGTTGAACCGTATCAGAACCTAAGGCGTAGAATTCGGCCTGGTCAGTCACTCCTGTTGCG